GCTTTAGTTGTATAGTCTGAAACTAAAACTCTTCCAACAGATTCGTTTTGGAAAAGCTTTTGCATAGCTCTTACGTTATTATGATTAATACCACCCTTCTCTGGATCTGTGCCCATTGTTATCATGAGAATGACGTTTTCTACGGTTCTCATAATAGCTTGATCCATTTTTTTCATTTCAAGTTTAGCATTAATGTCTTCTAATACTGGGTACCCAAAAGGAATTGCAAAAGGCTCATAATCTTGCTTCTTATAAAAGCTGTAAGCTATTCTGCTGTTTTCTAAATTGATTTTTAAACCATCTTTAAAGTATGCACCCTCTTTAATTAGCTTCTGATCCTCTGGATCCAAAGCTTCTAATATTTGTCTGTCGTCATCATTTTTGGGGTTTGCCAATCTTTCCATATCAAACTCAGAAAGTATTTTCGCATATGCGCCATCTTTTGTATTAAACACCGTACTTCTTTTAGCAACGATTTCAAATGGATTTAAAAGTATATATCTAACTGGGAATTTGTTTTCTGATGGCGCTTCTGATACAGTTTTAGAAAACTTTTTAAAATCATTTAGGTTAAATTTACCATCAATACGATACAAGAATATATTACCACTTCTATAATATTCCCTAAAATATTGATCCTTTAGATCCCAAAGTTTTATTTTATCAAATAGTTTTTGAAAAAATTCTCTTGAGTTTGAGTTGCCGCCTTCTAAATATACATCTGTATTAGCAAACTCAGACATCATGTCAATTGTATTTCTAAAAATTGGAACATTTGCATATGCTTTTTGACAAAGCTCGATAGCGTCTCTTACATTAATACCATCTCCAGCTAACTCAAATGGTAATAAGCCACCCCTAATTTGACTAAATTTATTAACAGGGTTTTGTATCGCAGACCGATTAATTCTACTTGTTGAGGATTTACCTCCAAGGCCACTAGTGTAACCACCTCTTTCATAAGATGACGCTTCTGAAATGTGGTAAGCTGGACCCATTGTTGCGGGCTCTACTGCTTCTTCAGCCTCCGCTATCTGAGGAACTTGCTTTTGAAACTTATTCCAATAATTTGATTTTTTTGTATATTTTCTAGGCATAACTTATATTATAAAGTCCTTTACACAACTTTAAAGTAACTTTACCAACTTTTAATTAATAAACATTGGAGTGAATCCTATATTTTCATCTTTTGGTATGTCCATCATATCGTAGTATATGTTCATACCCCAATTAGCCAGTACAATAGCGGAATAAGAGTCCTTCCTAGGTCTATCTGCGCCCTTTTGTCTCTTTAAGTTTGGAGGCAAATCAAAGCTTTGAGTTCCTCCAGCAGATGTAGAAACTTGTATAAGTGCACATTCTGACTTTGTTAAGTCTAACATGTCTTTTTGATGTTCTATAAATTCTATCATCTTTGCTCCTATATTTTTTTCATCTTCGTACTTTGAGAACTTTAATTCTTTGATTGGTATTTTTTTTGATTTTTGCATCGAATAGTTATCGTCCATAGCTGTGGCGCCAAAGTATAGTTTTTTTCTATCGAAAGATGTTTGAAGCATTTCATTGGCGTTTCTAATCCATTGTGACGTGGGTTTGCGTAAGTTACATATAACACCACTAGATACATTGTATTGTCTTCTAGCCTCTTTTAAATCACTCACGTAATTCTGTGGATGTATGAAATCAGATTCAAAACACCCTATGTTTATACCGGCTTTCTTAAATATATCACTTTCATTTACTGAATTTAAAAATTGAACACCACCATTATAGTCTCCCACAATCATAATTATGTTAAAGTGTTCTAGAAGGTATTTAAAATATATTATATGTTTCTTTAGGTTTGTTCCCGGTAAAGCATAACTATGAACAATCACACCTTTTTTCTGTTCTGGTATTAATTTAATCACCTGTATAGCAAAGTCGTCAGATGTTTCTGATTCAGACCAAGAGGGGTCAAACGCCATGATGTATTGTGCATCTGGGTCTCCAGCTACTTCAACACAAGGAGATTCTCCATCTACGATCGTACAATCAGCCATCTTACTAATTTTAAAGTAACCTGCGCTATCATCAGTAAATATCGCATTAAACTCTCGATCAATCTGCGATTGACTCATAGAGCCTTTAGCCTGTGTAATTAAATTTTCGTCATACAAAGCTTTTGGTGCGGCGTCATAAGAAAACTGCATAATACACCTTCTACCTTGATTTTTAGCGCCTGGATTGAAAATCATATTCTCGTATGTTTGATATAATTTGTATAAATACTCAAACTTGTAAGATGCAGAGGACAACCCAATCATTTTATTACTTGGCCACTCTTTTCTGTCTTCTTCTGTCATTTTGCCCGCTTTAATCATTTGATCCTCAGCGTCTTTAATTTTTTGTCTTTCTGTTGGGTTTTCTACAACAGCCAAGAATGGCATGATAACTTCGTTATAGATTTTTTCTGGCATCAAAAGTAACTCGTCCACAATAATTCTTTGGAAACGGAAACCACGAAGTTTTTCACCATCGCCCAAAGGCAAAGCTGTTATACGACTCTTACCAATCTGCATGGACCATTCATCATTGGACTTTGTAACCTTACCGATACATTGTTGAAATAATTCTGCTTTACTGTCTTGTGCTATATCTTCTATCTTACGAAATATCATCTTAGACTGACGAAATGACTTAGATATAATACCAATATGCACTCCTTGGTTCAGCATAGCGTCTAATAGCGCAAAAATGCCCGTAGAAAAGGATTTTGACATACCACGAGACCATATGCCCAAAAAGTAATCATTTTCCATCATGGCCTTTACAGCCATGTGTTGAAATGGAAATAATTCTATACCAGTTAACAGTTCTGTTGTGAATGTTATGTTTTCTTTTAAAAATTTATACAACCAATACTTTGCCTTGTTGTCTTCAAGGTATCCCTCAAGTTCTAAAATTTGTTCGTTAACATTTTCCCTTTGTAGGGGTTTTTGATTACCTGCTTCCCAAGACATCTTCTTCTTCTATATAATATTGAATATCTGTTTCCCAAAGTTCTTCCCCCAAAGCTAATAACTTTGGAATAATTAATTGGCTTTGCTCTCTACATCTAGTAAACACGAATTGACATTTCCTAGGGAATTCGTGTTGAAGTTTTACCATATTTGAAAAAGCCCAGTTTAAACTAGATGGTCTTTTACCCGGGAAGTATTGTTTGTGCATCTCTCTTATTTCTTTTTCAACCACAATATACATATAGCCACCAACATTAACACATCTTTCCATTTCTCTTCTAAATCTATCAAAGCCCTTACCAAAAGTCCCAAGGAAGTCTGTCGGACTTTTTCTATCTATAAAGGTATTAGTAAAGTCTTCTCCAGCTAAAGTATAATCACCAAAGTCTAATTTTAAACTTTCGGAGTTTTTAAAATGTAAAGGTTTTTGCTCTCGAGTGTCAATAAACACCTTAACATCGAAATCATTAAAAAACTTTTTAGTCAACGGCATTTTCAAAAGAGGTTCCATACCTATTTCTTTACAAGCTTTATTATATCCACCACAATACTTTTTGTATATGTCAATATCTGGTAATTTTGTTTTATATAACTCTAAATGATTTGGGGCATATTCCCACTCCTTCATTTTAATTCTTTCTGCCAAAACTTTTAAGATATAACTTCTTACTTCAGACTTGTCAGACTTTTCGCACCACTGTCTCATTTGATTTCTGTTTGCAAAGTCGGTAGTAAAGTATTGCTCTTTCTTTCTGAATTGTATTGGATTACCAGTAAGTTTATTAAACCTTGGATAGTGTTTAACATAGTAATCAGCTACATAAAGACCGTGCTTCTTGATATGAGCATGTAAAGCTTTTTCAGAAGCAAACTCTTCTCCACATTCTTTGCACTTATAAGACATCGTCAACACTTATACCTAAAACTCTTGCTTTCCAAGCCGCCATGCCCTCTAACTTTTGGGCTTCCTCTTTAATTAACTCTTTTTGCATCTCTGCTATGCGTACCATGTTCTTGCGTTCCTCTTCCTCTTGAAACAATTGAACGATAGATAAAAATGAAGCCGTTTCCTTTGCTCTGTTCTTCATTCTTTCTCCACGGTCACCTTGTAACTTTTTAGTCAAATTTTCTATACGGCTTTCACATTGATGGTACTCTGCACTTTTTGCTTTGATGATTTCCGCCAATCTTATACTCATCTCATCTTGATCGTCCGCCGACTCAAACATATCATTAAGTTTTTGTAGGTGAGATGTTATTAATTCTAAATTTATGATTTCTTTACATACATTCATATATAAGTTTAATTCGTCTGGTGTTAAATCTGGCTTATCCCAGGTTAACCTTATAAACTCTTGTTCGAAAAGTTCTTTGTCCCTTACGTTTATATAATTGTTTACGATAGCTACAAATCTAGAATTGTTTAAATTAGTTCTTAGTTTTTCACAACAAACTGTTTGATGTCTTGACATCTTGTCTTCTTCCAAACCATATCCAGTTGAGTCATTAATTTTTTTAATTATTCTGGAAATAGCGTGTGGAGCCACATATGTTGGTGTTTCTTCTGGTGGAGCTTCTCTACCTAATGTTAAAATATATTCATGTACGGTTCTTTGCTCTTTGCTTAAATTTCTTACAGAGTTTCCAAATAATTCTTTTGCTATCTGTAGAGATGACCAACCAGCATCAACTCTTTGTTCTATAATGTTTTCTTGCTCTTGGGTTAATTCAATTGACTCTACTTTTTTGTGTTTTGTTGTTTTTACTTTTAAACCGTTTTCTGCTAAGAACTTTGTGACTGATCTTCCTTCTTTTGACCTGCCATCTAGTTTGTCGTCATTAAAAACTATTTTTGTTATGTCAATGATGTTGGGGTTCTTTTCAAACTCCTCTAAAATTTTTGTTTTTTGTTCTGGTGTTAAATCGTTCATATTATATCCTTATTTTCTAATATGTTTCTTACTTTCTCTTGAAATATCTTCTTTAGATTTTTTATTTGCTTGTAGCCAGCTGATCTTCTTTTTTCTGTTGTTTTGTAACCCAAATAGTTTGCCACAGTTTCTTCTGAGTGATTTTCCACAAACAACATTCTAAAAGCAACATATTGCTTTGTAGATAACTGCGGTTGAAGCTCTCTGGATATTTTTTCTGTAGCTTCTGCAATATCTATGTTATCGTCTTGTCTTTGTTGTATTTCGTTTGAATGGTTTTCTATTGTTACGGCTAATTTTATATCGTATGCTGATTTCTTTCTTTTCTCCCAATCAGCGTAGTCGGCACATGTATTGTCTTGTACTGCTGAGAAAGTTTTTTCACAAGATGTACCTCCCATGTTATGTGGACATTTTAAGCAAGGTCTAGCATAATTGCCATAGTGATTTCTTAAAAGATTTTTAAACTGATTTGATACGACTCGACTTAGCCACGGCTCAATTGGTTTTTCTTGATCCCACATATGCCACTTTTTATAAATATGCGTCATAATTATTTGCTTGATGTCATCATAATCAACAGATGGCACAGCGTCTAAATCCCACTTGCTACGTTTTTTTTCGAGAGCCGTTTCAATCTCCCGAAGCTTGTCTTCGAATCTGAACATTTACTAAACTTCGCCAATATCTCTTCTTTTAATTTCTCTTCTTACTGGAGCTGATTTGCCGCCAAGAGACCCGATA